GCGATTATAAAAATCACAAGTACAACTCCGGCACCAATACAAACTTTTCGGTGATTTTTCCACAAGTCTTTTACTGCGTCTTTTATCATTTCCATAGTTTCCTCCTATTTTATACTACCCCAATTGCTTCCTGTTTTATAGTTAACTTTGTTAGGAATTTCAAGTTTAATTGCTTGTTCCATTATGTCCTTTATTTTTTCTTTTTGCTCATTATCAGTTATAGAAATGCATAATTCATCATGTATTTGAATGTGTGGAATTATTCCTTTCTTATATAATTCGAGCATTGCTTTTTTTGTCATGTCCGCAGCACTTCCTTGAACTAATCTGTTTAATGCTTTGTATATAAAAGCAGGTTGGTAAAAATTTTCAAAATATTCACATTTTGGATCAGGAGAATATCCTCTTTTAGCTCGTTGAGTGTGGTAATGCTCTTTAGCTTTTTCTTTAGAAAGTAGTAAGGGGACTGGAATTTCTATTGTTTCTTCTACTTCTTCTTCTATTTCTTCTCCTTTTTCATTTTTTGTTTTCTTTATTTTTGTCTCTATATCTTTAAATACAAATCTTTTCTCTTTAAATTTCCACTCTTTGTTTATTGGTTCCCATTTTTCAAAGTGACAAAATCTATCTTCTAAAGTATAAAGAAACTTATTTCGTCCGGCATATTTTTGTAGATCAAACGAGAGTTGTTTTACAAAAGGAACTTTTTTATGATAATTATCAAACAATTCTTTTGCTTTCTTATAACCAAGGTCAAGTTGATTTGCTAATTTATTTTTTCCCATTCCATAAAATAGTCCCAAGTTAATTGTTTTAGCCGTGATCCGTGGTATTTTAGCCATGTCTGCTACGATTTGATGAAAATCTGCGTTCGGGTCGTCTTTGTAAGATTCAACTACTTCTTCCGTCCCTTTCATTTTCAATTTCAAAGCATAATGAACAACGATTCTTGGCTCTTGTTGAGAATAATCGAAAGAACCCCAGGAACATCCTTCTTCAGGAAGAAATAATGCTCGCATATTTTTACCAATAAAACCTTTGGCCGGGATCTGTTGTAAATTTGGATTAGACATTGAGAAACGTCCAGTGATCGTTCCTCCTTTTTCCCCTCTGATTTGATTAATATCGGCGTGAATTCTCCCTTTATGAACAAATTTTAAGAGACCTTCAACAAAAGTACCTTCTGCTTTGTCAAACTCTCTTGCTTTAGCAATTAGTCTTATAAAATGATTTTTATGAGTTTTTAAATAATCTTTGGGTAGTTGAGGTAATTTAGATTTTGGTGTAATCGCATAGTCTGTTATTTTTAATTTATCTAGAAGTTTTTTAATAGAGGATGCTGCCCAAATTTCAATTTTAATTCCTGTTCTTCTTTTAATATAGTCGATTATATTATTTTTTGTCTTCTTTAATCTTTCCCCGAACTTTTTAGCTGCTTCAACATTAATTCGAACTCCTTTGAATCTCATATCCACTAAGCAAGGAAATAATTCCGTTTCTAATTCAAAGATAGGTCTTAAAGTTTTTACCTTTTCATATTTTTTACCTTTTTCTACTATTTTTTTCTCGTTTATTTCTTTTTCAAAGTGTTTCCATAGCTTCAAAGTTAAATTTACATCTTGTTCCGCATACTCTTTTACCAATTCATAAGGCAGCTTATGCATATTAGTCATAGGATCATTAATAAAATAAGGAGAATTCTGACTTTTTTCTCTTAAATCATATTTATATTTTTTGTCTTTTAAGTAGTCTTTACTGAGAGAATCCAAAGAATATTTCATTCTGTTCTCATCAATAACGGAAGCAGCCACCATCGTATCGAGTAGGGGTCCTTTAGGCATGAGCCCTGACTCTTGTCTAATCCAGCAGACGTCATACATCGCATTATGAAATACTTTTTTAATATTAGGGTTTTGAAATAATTTTTCGTTAAGATATTTCCATGCTTTTTTGCGAGGAATATTCTTGACTTGTTTGTGATCAAGAGGAAAATAAAGTGTTTGTTTGCCAGTGGCTATAGCAATACCGCATACCCAACCATTATTGCGTACTGCTCCTGACCCTTTATCTTTTAAATCTGGATCATAAGTTTCCAAGTCAACTGCAACAGTATCTATCCCTTTTAAATCAAGATCGATTAGTTGTGGAGGGACACACATTATTCGTAATCTCTTTCTATAATCATATCAATCATATGTTTAGCTTTTTCTAAGTCTTGCTTTCCTCCTTTATCTTGATGTCGTACAATATATTTAATAACACAGCCTTCAGGATATAGCAACTTGTTTTCAACTACAAACTTACTTGGCTGTAATTTATATCTTAAATAGTGTTTCCCACCGATCTGCTTTTTATATGCACTCATATAATTAAATTATAATAAAAGATCGCTGTGATAATGCATATGAACATTAAATCAGTTGCTAGATTCATTTATTCTCCTTTCATTATTATCGGGATTTTCAATTTCATTCCAATCAGGTCTCCATTTTCTGTGAAAGAAATCTTCGTCCATTGACCATGGTTTCTTAAGAGGAACAGGACCATAATTTCCTAGTTCTCTTCCTGTTTGTGATCTAAGAACCCAACAATCAAATATTCCTCGACTAAACATAGTATAAGCTAAATTTCGTTGAACGTAAAAGTCTTCGGGCTTCATTCTGTATAGGGTTAAATCACCAACTACATTATCAAATGTAGTTCCTTTTACATCATGAATATTGCCATATTTAATTCTAATACTGTCTTCAGGATTAAATCCTTTTCTTATAACTTTTTTTATATAAATCATTCGATTGTCATGATCTTTTTGTTTTTTTAAAAGTAGATCAAATGCTGTGCCTAAATTAGGTTTTAAAAGTTTAAATTCTACTAATTCATTATAGGTGTAGTCTCTTTTAATCCATCCTTCAAATTTATAGCCTCCTTTTTTATATACTATTGCTTCTTTCACTCTTAAGTACTTCCAAAATGCTTTTATTTGATCTAAACTTTTAGGCTCTCCATTTATAAATTTAGGCCATTCTCTATGGCAGTCTATTTCTTTTTTTGACACATGAGCTTTGCTTTTTAGATGTGCAAATTCAAAACCGTGTTTTTTTAAAAAGGCAATTATGCCAATACTACTTTGCCACCCTCTATAGGCAAAAAGAAAAGTTTGATTAGTATTTCTCATTTTATCTAAAAGAATATCTAAATTTTTTGAAGGTTTAAGATCTCTTAATTCATATTTATTTCCTTCTATAACATCTCCTACTTTACAACCTTTTGGTATTAAGTTTCTTCTTCCATGATATTCTTCGTTATATTTGGCTGGTGTCCATTTTCTTGAATAACCATAATCCTGCCAGACAGGGGCAATTATTTTTTTACAAAAGTCATTAATAGCTCTGCTACATCTAAGTCCTTCCGTTAATTCTTGATAAGGGTTTATTGAAATCCTACGAAAATGATCTGCATCTGCTCCTGCAAATCCAAAAAGAGATTGATCAGGGTCTCCTACTAAATAAAAATGTCCGTTCTTTACATTTTTGGCCATTTTATTAATAGCTTTTTCTTGAGGTCTGTTTGAGTCTTGTGCTTCGTCAATAATTAAAGCCTTGATTGTTGACTCTTTAGAATTTGGATTATTTTTATTAGAATATATTATATTATATTCATCAATCATGTCCGCAAAATCGTATAGTCCATTTTCTCTTTTGTAGTTTTCATAAATCTCGTTTAATTTTTCTAATTGATCGATGTTGTATGGAAGATATTCCTGTGTTTCTGTAGATTTTAGATTCCAATATTGTCTTAAAGTTTTTCCATTACCTCGTGCATGTTTTATAAATTTAAAAAAAGGATGTTTCTTAATAGTTTTCTCTTTTGACATTCTAAACCCTGTAGTTTCTCTACATAAAGCAGCAAAACCTTCAGGATCTTCTTCTGCTGTAAAAACTTCTCTGCGCATAAGTTTATTCTTACAATAATGATGAAGAGTGCATATACGATGTTCAAAAAATTCTTCATCGTATCCCTTTTCTTTAAGTGTTTTGCCTTCTGCATCTTTAATTCCCATTATGGCGTTTAAAACTTGATTTACGGCCTCATTGGTGTGAGACAAGACAACAATGTCTTCAGGCCCATTTAATTCAATAACAAGTTCCGTATATTTTTTAACTACCAAGATATGTGTTTTCCCTGTTCCTGGTGGTCCAATAATAACTCTAGGTTCCATCTGTTATCCTTTCTGTTTGATTCACTTCTTCATACTCTCCGTCAATAACAAGATTTTCTCTTGCTAACTCATAATTTTCTATTCTCCAAGATACACAAGAACGATTTTTAATTTTTCCACGATATTTTTTAGCTTTTAATATTTTTTGTATGTTCATGACAAGATCTACTCTTTTAATCTTTACTCGCTTTTCAACTAAAAAATCTTCAAATGCATCTAGATTAAATTCTAGAGATTTTTTTGTCATATCAAAATGAGGACGTTTGTATTCAAGTAAATTATTTTTATCTGAAAATGCCTGTTCTTTTTGGATATATTGAGTAAAATGTTTTATAAAAACAAGATCTTCGTTAGATTCTTCGTCATATTCTGTTGATTGAATTCTAGTATCATACTTTTGTTTCATAACTATTTCAAAATCTGCAGCTTTCATTTTAGGGATCCAAACCTGTGCTTGTATGATAACTGCATCATAAAATGCTTTTTGATTCATGAGAGTTGGGCCATCTACTCTAATTTCTTTTTCTTTTAGTATACCGTCAACAAATGCATTTATTTTAACTATGTATCTATCATGACCATACTCAATAATATCTCCAACTGCTTCTTGTGCAATTTCGCCTCCTGCTGCATATTCTACTCCAACCCAACTAAATATTTCTGCAACAGCTTTCTTAGAACATCCAATAATTTCAGCAAGTTTAGGTATTCCAAATTTTCTGTTTGCTCTTTCTCCACTCGTTCCTTTTTTTGCTCTATCTTTGGCTTCGTTATCGTCAGATTCAATAGCTAAATTATAAACAAATTCATTTATTTCTTTTTCGTTCCATTTAGTGTGTTTTATTAAAATCCCTGCCACGGCTGTGCAATAATCGTCTCTTTTCCCTTGAGGAGCATAAAGAATACATAAGGCAGTGGATAAAGCGATTTTTCTTAGATCATTATTTAAATTACCTTGATACTCATTTATGCCTTCATACTTTTCCCATTTAACAAATTCATCGGCCTTACTATGTTTGGATTCTGGAACTATGGTGTATTGGTAATTACTATTTCTAATTTCACAAAGTGTTGCTCCGTGTGGAAACTTTTTATAATATTTCTCAAATTCTTTCGGCAAAGTAAATTTTTTACTAGCTAGTTTTCCCTTCCACCAATAATGACTAGTTGGATTTGTTGGTCTGCCAAATATGGCACTGCATCTAACATATTTATCTATAAATCTTTTTACTAATTCATTATCGATATCAAAATCAATATCTTGATCTAGTCGTAACCCCATTGCACAATGAGGGTATTTTGCTTTCCATTCTTCTTTTGATATCTTTAAAGATGGATCTTGCCAATTTTTTATTATCGGTTTACCTTTTAAGCATGGGATTATGATTCTACCTGAATCTATCCAATGTTCATATAAAATAGGTGCTTCATTATTTAATTTGTAATTCATTTTTACTTTCGATTAAGGGCCAGCTTCGCCGCTAGGTCTTCACTGGCCCTCACTTTCCATAAGGAAAGATTACAAATCTAATGAAGTTTGCTTAGGTTCTTCAGCTACTTCACCATGTTTAACTTTTACTAGACCTTTGTTGTTTTGTTCAGCAAAGTTTTTAGCAATTTGATAAACACCCTTATCTGTTATTGGACCAACTTTAGATACATCCCAACCAAACCATGTTCCCTTGTCATTCGACATTTGAACAGTTTTTAGCTTATAAATGTGGCTATATGTTGGCGGAGTGAATAAGCCATTTTTGCCTTGCAGCTTTAGTCCCATCATTAATGAGTTCCATTTACGACTTACTTTTAATTGAGTAGCCTTCATAGAAATCAGAGCTGTAGATGGAGTTTTTCCTAAATGAATCACAAAGTGATTCGCCGTATTTTCCAAATAGTTACCGTTTGGTAATCTATCCTTCCAAGATTTATCACGAGTAGTTGTACCAATGATATCACTATCTGCTTTATGAATTGCTACAGGAGCATTTCCTGTTTGACCCCTGTCCTGCCATTCGACATATTGTCTCTCATAATGAACCGGTATAACATTAATACCTTTAGATCCATCATAGAGTTCTTTGGTTACGCTGTTTACAATCATTCCAGGTTCTGCTTCACTAATAAACTTAGCGTTTTGTTTATTAACTTCTGGAGATAATTGTCCCAAGACTTTCAGAAAAGGCAACGCAAGATCATCTTGCGTTATATTCTGAGAGCCAGCATTTGCATCAGCCTCGAATAAATTCGTGGACAGTGCACCTGCATTCTCACGTTTCGTGATGTTTGCTTCTTTGTTCATGTTTATTGTTTCCTTGTTAGTTTGGTTCGGTTTCCTACGAACACGTTAAAAATATCCATGGGCATATCAAGATTATTTTCAATACGCTCACGGACGAGTGCTTTGAGAGTCATGGGCTCAACCTTCAACTTTTGTGTCGGTTGATACCCTTGACCCTTCGCAAGGTTAGCATATTCTGCCGCCTTGTTATCTTCGCCACGTCCAAAGGAAACGGAGATTTCATTTTTAATGATATCTCCTAGGCCATTTTGGCGAAGCCAATTATACGCCGCTTCTCTATTCTTTACAGAGATGTTGGCTGCATAATACGGTTTCACATCAACTGCAGATCCATCTGCAAGTTTGAGAGATGATAACCCCATTTCACTTAAAAGTGTAGGGATAACTTCTCCTGAAATTCTTTCCATTTCTT